ACTTGTTAGACACTAAAGAAACTAAGGTGTGGGAATTACTTTATTACCCAAATAAAAAATGGAGGTTTTATCATGGAAGAAAAAAAAATCAATCAAAATTTAGAAACTGTTGAAGATGAAAGAGACAATATCGAAGAAACAGAAAAAGTTGGAACTCAAGCCAACGCAAATAAAGATGAGGGAAAGGCTGAAAAAACATTTACTCAAGAGGAAGTAAATGCAATACTAACAAAAGAAAAGAAAAAAATGCCTACTAGCGAAGAGCTTAAAGCATTTAGAGAATGGAAAGAAAATCAAAAAACAGCAGAAGAAAAGCAGGCAGAAAAAGAAACAGAATATAAAAACACATTATCTAAAAATGAAAGCTTAGAAAAAGAAAATCAGACTTTAAAAGCGGGGGTAACCATAGAAGATTTAGATTATGTAGTATTTAAAGTTTCAAAAATGGAAGGCAACTTCGAAGAAAACTTATTAAGTTTTTTGGAAGACAATCCAAAATATTTGTCTTCTAACAAAGAAGAAGTAACAAAAACAATTGACTTAGGAGGGGAACACAAAGAAACTAATACCCCAGATTTATCAAAAATGAGCTATGAAGAATATAAAGCTTACAGAAAAAATAAAAAATAAAGGAGAGATTAAGATATGGGAAACACAATATTAACACCAGATATAATTGCAAAAGAAGCATTAATGCAATTAGAAAGTAATTTAGTTATGGCAGGATTAGTTCATAGGGACTATTCAAAAGAATTTGTAAATGTAGGTGATACAATCACAATTAAAAAACCTGCAAAATTTGTGGCAAAGAATTTTTTAGGACAAACAGAAGATCAAGAATTATCAGAAGGAAAAACAACTGTAAAAATGGATAGATATAGAGATATAACAGTTCCAATCACTTCAAAAGAAATGACATTAGATATAAGTGACTTTTCTGAACAAGTGGTAAAACCAGCTATGTCTGCAATAGCAGAAGCAGTTGATGGCGATATCTTAGCTGTAGGTATTCAAAATGCCGGCAATAAAGTAGATATTTCAACTAAACCAGAAATAAAAGATTTAGCTAATATAGGAAAAGCTTTAGACAAAAAGAAAGCACCTAGAGATAATTTAAGAAACCTAGTTTTAGGTGTAGAATCTTTATATAAGTACAACACTTTAACAGAATTTACAGATTTATCAGCAAGCGGTTCAAGTGAAGCTTTAAGAGATGCAACAATTGGAAAAGCGTATACAATGAATACATATATGAGTCAAAATGTTCCATCAAGTTCGGCAGAAACAGCTGGAACAGTCACAGCATTAAAAGTAACAGGAACAAAAGGAGAAAAACAATTTACAGCTTCTAGCGTAACACCTACAACAGGAAAATTTGCAGTAGGAGACAAAATAATAGTAAATGGTTATATTTATACAGTGGCAGAAGCTATAACTGCATCTAGTGGTTCTGCTACCGTAAAAGTAGACGAAAAAATAGTAGAAACAATTTCTACAGCCATTGATGCTATGCCAATCATTAAAGAACATTCATTAGGATTCCACAGAAATGGACTAGCATTAGTTACTAGAGAATTGGAATTACCAGCAGGTGCTGCTAAAGCTGCAATAGCTAGTGCAAATGGTTTAGCAGTAAGAGTTGTTTACGGATATGACCAAGATACAAAAACTGATAAAATATCATTCGATATAATTTATGGAATAAAAGACTTAAATGACGATTTATTAGTTGACTTTGCATAAATAGGAGCTGATAAAGATGAAATATGCAGATTATAGCTATTATTTACTTGAGTATAAAGGAAAACTACAAGAAATCTTTTTTGATTCACTAATAATAAAAGCAAGCAGAGAAATTGATAAGAATGTCAATACAAGACTAACAGAAACAAAAATAAATAATTTGCCAAAAGAAGCACAAGAACAGTTGAAATATACTGCTTGTGCTTTAGTTGATTTAATAAATAAAAAGGAAGAAAGTACAAACAGAAAAATTACTTCATATTCAATAGATGGAGTAAGTAAAAACTTTAAAGTGCTTTCTGATGAAGAATATAAAGTGGCTAAAAAGGAAATAATCAATTGTTTGCCTGATGAATTAACATGCTTTTTATAGGGAGGTTAGTATGGAAGATTTTCCAATGCAAGATATAACAATATACCATAAAAGTAATAACAAATGGGATAGATATGTTGTAGAGGCTAGTTATAGAAATACTTCAATAACAAACCATAACAGAAATGGGTCAGATTCAACTGACAATGCCTTAATTAGGATTTTTAACATCAATGGATATAATTTAAAGTGGTTTGTAGAAAAGAACGATATTATTGTAAATAAAAAGGTAGAAGATGTAATAGAAAGAGTACCATTAACAGAACTAAGTAAAAAATATGGCACTCAAAATGTTCACAAAGTAACTTCTGTTGATAAATTTATATTTGATGATGAGGATTTACCAAATCATATTAAATTGGGGTGTATATAATAAGCATGATATTGAAAACTAAACCGTTACAAACCATATATAAAAGTTTAGGACTAGGAGAACAAGGAAAAGTACAACAATTCCTTGGAAAAACAGTTGCCGACAACTTGAAAGAATATGTGTCTCATAAAAGTGGGACACAAGAAACTTCCACATATCCTATTAATGGCGGAAAACAAGTAATAATAAACGTTCTTTATGCAAGATTCCAAGCAGAAGGAAAAGTTATGGTAGGAGTAAAAAGTAGAAGTGCCTATGCTAGACGTGGAGAAAGAAAAGTAGTTATAAATAAAAATTTAAAATATCACAGCAGTAAATTAAGAGGTGCACACCCATTTGAAAGAATGAAGGCAGACAAAAGAGACAAGATATTAATGCAAACAGCAAATTATGCAAGGAGGTTAGACAATGGATAAAGCAATAAACGAATGGTTGTTAAAATATGAACCAATAAAAGAAATAGCAGAAATGATACATACAGAGGAACTACCAGAAGGAACAGATACTTTAGCCTTGCAAAGGAGTGGAGTAGAAAATTTGCCACTAAAATATATAACAGATACAGGCTGGTATAGGCAATATCAATATGCATTGCTTTTAAAAGCAAATAGTGAAGATGATATACAAAGATTAGAAAATTTAGACTGGCTAGATGATTTAAGCGATTGGATAGAAAAACAAAATCGACTAAGAAACTATCCAGTATTAAAAAATAAACAAATAAAACAAATTAGCTGTGCTAATGCGATAACCTATGAAACTGATGAAAAAGGTTTTATAAGTACGTATTATATACAGCTTTATTTTAATGTAAGAGGAGGAATTTAAAATGGCAGTTGAAGAATTAACAGATATCATGGAATATGACGAAGCACATTACTTTGGAATAAATGACGAAATAGTATTAGGTGGAGTAATCACAGAAATGACAGAAAGCTCAAACCCAACTGAAAAAGAAAAACAATATATTCATCAAAAATCGAAACAATATGCGGTAACAGGATTTTCAAACGAATTTCCAATTACAATGGATATGGTAAAAGGAGACAAAGTATTTGATTATATGTATAACTTATTTTATGAAAGAAAAGTAACTCCAGACTTAGACATAGATCATTACATTGTTAACTTATGGCAACCAGTAGAAGCACAAGAAAATACATATAAAGCAAGAAAGATAACGCAAACTTGCGAAATAACTGAATGTAACGGTGCCGCAGGAGAGCAAAAACAAATAACAGGTTCTCTAAAAGGTGGAGATTTTGTTTATGGTACATTTAATATATCAACAAAATCATTCACAGAGAATGCATAAATAATAGGTAGATGTTAAGTGTAATTATATTAAGAGGAGAATAGGGAAATGGAAGATAAGAAAAGATTAAGTTTTGGTTATGAGGATACAGACAAAAGTATAGAGATAGAATTATATGGATTAGTTTTTGAAATTAATGATTTAGATAATATAAAAGAGTTAGAGAGTTTAGATAAAAATAATAATAATGCTATAGAAACACAATTTGAAAAGATATTAGGCAAAGGTGCTATTGATAAAATAAATAAAAAAAGAGTAAGCGATGGATATAAAAAATTAGATTTAAATATAGAATTAGGAATCTTAGGTTGCGTATTTGAAACGTATGCAAAAGGAATAATGGAAAATATGTTAAGTAAAGTAACAAAGACAGCTGACGATATCAATAAAGATATGAATAATACTGTAAACATGAATAGAGAGCAAAGAAGAAATTATAATAGAAATCAATATAGAGGAAATAGAAGAAATTATAGGAGATATTAATATGATTATGTTTAATAAGCTACCCTATTTTGTAATATTACAAGGAAAAAAATATAAAATAAATGTAGACTTTAGAACTATGATATCTTTCGAAAATAAAGTGCAGGATAAAAGTGTCGACAAGTCGGAAAAGATAAAGTATGGACTAAGGCATTTTTATCCTGCTTTTTTTTATGCAGAAAATTATAATAAACTACTATACAATCCACAATTATATAAAGAAGCTTGTGAAAAGCTAATATGGTTTTATAAATGTGGCAGAGATAATTATCACAAAACAAAAGGAAATGGCAAAGGAAACAATAAACAAATATATTCTTATGAGTATGATGATGAATACATTTATGGTGCTTTTTACGAATTACGGAATAGATTTAGCTTATGATAAAGTACATTGGTGGAAATTTAAAGCATTGCTAAAATCTTTAAAAGATGACACGGAATTTGTGAAAATAAAAGGTTATCGAGCTTATACAGGCAAAGATGAAAATATGCTAGAATTAAGGGCGTATTGGGAATTACCAAAACCAGTTGAAGAACAGGAAAGAATAAATAAAATATATGAGGCATTGAAATAATTTTATTTTTCGACCTTTTTCGACACAAAAGTACAAGAAAAAATGATATACTCTTTTTATAATATAAATAAAAGGAGATGCGATATATATGAAATGCCCTAAATGTGGAAGTGATAATACAAATGTTCAAATGGTTACAGAAAGCCAATTAAAAAACAAACATCATAGTATAGCATATTGGATATTTATTGGTTGGTGGTGGAGACCTTTATTATGGATCTGTTTAACTTTGCCAATGTTACTTGGAAGTTTGTTTGGACATAAAAAACAAAAACTAGTTATAAAACATAAAAGTATGGCAGTCTGCCAAAATTGTGGTTATTATTGGAAAGTATAAAGAATTTTTAAAGATTTCATAACACTTACATAAATGTAGGTGTTTTTTATTTTGTCTACATTGGAAAGGACAAAATAATGGCAGTAGCAGGAAGCTTAACGTACGATACAAATATAGATAAAAGTGGATTTGAAAAAGGATTAAATAGCTTAAAAAACAGTACACAAAACGTTGGAACAAAAATAAAAAACATAGTAGTTGCACTTGGAATAGATAAAATAATATCAGCAATGATGAATACAATAAAAAATTCGGTAAATGATGCAGTTTTAAGAATAGACACGTTAAACAACTATCCTAAAGTAATGAAAAATTTAGGAATAAGTAGTGAGGAATCAGAGGCTTCTATAAAAAAGTTAAGCGAAAAATTAACAGGATTACCGACTACATTGGATAGTGCTTCATTAGCAGTACAAAGATTCACAAGTAAAAACAGCGACATAGAGAAAAGCACTGATTACTTCTTGGCGTTAAACAATGCGTTATTGGCTGGTGGTGCATCAGCAGATATACAATCATCTGCTATGGAGCAGTTAAGCCAAGCATATGCTAAAGGCAAACCAGACATGATGGAATGGAGAAGCTTACAGACTGCAATGCCAGCACAATTAAACCAAGTGGCAAAAGCTTTTAATATGACATCTGATGAGCTTGGAGAAGCTTTAAGAAATGGCAAAATATCAATGGACGATTTTATGGATAAAATCGTTAAACTAAACGAAAATGGTACTGGAGAATTTCAATCATTTGAAGAGCAGGCAAAAAATTCAACAGGTGGTATAGCTACATCAATTACAAATATGAAAACCGCTATAACACGTGGGGTTTCAGAAATAGTAAAATCAATAGATAAGCTTTTGGATAGTATAGGTTTGGGAGGAATTAGTAATGTACTAAATCAAATAGGAAAAGAATCAGAAGGAATATTAAAAAATATTGCCAATGTTTTAAATGAAATAGCTGAAGATGGGATAAGTTCTGTATTAGAAACAGCCAAACAGAAAGGGCCTGAAATAATAACCAACTTAGTAAATGGTATTGTATCAAAAATTCCAGATATAATCAGCACAATCTCAAACATACTTATACAATTTATACAAGTTATAATTGCAAATTTACCTGCTATAATTAGTGGTGGTGTGCAAATAATATCGGCATTAATAACAGGAATAGCTCAGCAGTTACCAACTTTAATTCCTATGGCATTAGAGCTAATTCTAACCTTAGTAACAAGTTTGTTAGACAACATAGATCAGTTAATAGATGCAGGAATCAACTTAATTATAGGATTAGCAGAAGGATTAATTAATGCAATTCCTATACTAATAGAAAAAATACCAATAATAATAGAAAAATTAATAAATGCAATAGTTAATAATTTACCTAAAATAATTCAAATGGGTATAACATTAATAGTGAAGTTGGCAGAAGGATTAATAAAAGCAATTCCTCAATTAGTTAGCAAAATACCACAAATAATAGGTGCATTAGTTTCTGGATTTGGACAGTTTTTAAGTAATATGTGGGATGTTGGCAAAAATATTGTTGAAGGAATATGGAATGGAATAAAAAATGCAAAAGATTGGCTACTAGGAAAAGTAAAAGAATGGTGTGGAAACATTCTAAATGGAATAAAAGCTTTTTTTGGTATACATTCACCTTCGAGAGTAATGAGAGATGAAATTGGTAAACGTCTACCACAAGGTGTTGCAGTGGGTATAGAAGCGGATACAGATGAAGCATTAAAAGCAATAGACAATATGAATAATGATATAATGAATGAAATGAATAAAGCAGTAGCATTCGAAACTGGTTCGATAAATGCTAGCGCAAGTGTTAAATCTAATAATTCTATGCTAAATGTAATACAAGCAACATTTAATGTAGACGGAAGTGTAGAAATAGATGGACAAAAAACAGGAAGAATTTTAACACCTTATGTGACTAAAACTTTAAGGACAGGAGGTGCATTCGCATAGACTTACGATATAATGGAAAAAGTTATAAAGTATTAGATAGCATAGAAATACAAAAATCTTCAAGAGAACTAAAATATACAGATATAAAAATAGATTTTAAGGGAGGAACAATAGAAGACCTCCCTTTTTATATGCAAGAAATGCAAATATACGATATAAATAATAAACTGTTATTTACAGGATATTTAGAAAGTTATAAGATGCCTGAATTAACAATGGTAAATAGCATAGAAAACGAATTAACATTAACCCTAATGACACCACGTACAATGGCAACAAAAAAGACTGTAACAATCGTAACAACAGATACAATGTTAAATATTATTAATAGAATCTTTCGACCACTTTACAATGATGGATTTGCGTTAAAAGAAAGTAACTTTGACAATAAAGCTATAACAGTTAAATTAATAGCGAGAACAATAGAAGAATGCATGAAAATTTTGTCTACTAGATATGCACTATATTGGAATATAAACGAATTAAAAGAAATTACAGTAAACAGCATTGAATATCAGTTTAATAAACCTTTTACAAAATCGATAAATATAAACAATTATAAAAAACAAATAAAAGGATTTACAAAGTTGGTTCCAAGTGTAGAAGGAACAGACTATGCTAATATAATAAATGTAAAAAATGCAAGAGTATTTTATAGCTTTATAAATAAAGATATGAACATAACATTAAAAAAAGACGGAAAACTTGAGTTTGAAAATCCTGTCGACATTAGCTATAGTACTGCGAAAAGGTTAAATGCAGGAAGTTTTATAGATGGTGCTGAAATTGCAGTTAGCAATCTACAGATCATATATCATGATAGTAGTGGAAAGTCTAAAGATGCTTATATTATAAGTGGAATTAATACAAGTGGAGACATAAAATCTGGTTTAAATGTAAAAGATATAGGAACAGATAGCAAAGAAAATAGCTTATTTGTTTTAAATATGGATAGTATGTTTAATTATTTAGCAACAGGGTTTACATATAAAGGTGAGGACACCATAACAATAGACCAAATTTATTCTGAGACAGCTTTAAGATATTCAAGCATGAAACTTCTTAATTGGCATGAAATAGAAAAAAACGCAGGCACTATAACGACAACCGGTCAAATAGAAAAAACTCTTGATGCTAAAGAAAAGTGGTTTACTGTACAAGAATTAATAGATTATGTCAGAGGAAACTTTGTTTCTAATGATAAAAATACAAATATTATAAAAATTTATTGTGATGAAGATAACAAAATAGAAATAGGAGATAGGTTAGAAATAGATTTACCAGAACTATATACACAAGGAAATTATATAGCTACAGATATGACAATTTTAAAAGAATGGAATAATCCTTATGAATATATTATAGAACTAAGAAACACAGCATTATCTGAAAATTATGCTAATTTATTTCAAGATTTATTAGATACAGAAGAACAAGCGAACCAAGTAGAGGTTGAATACGTTGTAGAATATGCAGAAGAAGAAACAATAGCAGAGGTACACGACATCGAATACTTACCTTCTCAGGAGGTGCAATCATGAAAATAAAAAACGAAAGCGTAACAATAAGAATAGGAAACAAAGAAAAATCTTTTCACAATCTAATTTTAAATAGCTATATAGACTTATTTGCAGATAGTTTTTTGAAATTTAAAAATAAATTACTTACATATTGCTACGTTAAATTTGATACAACCCAGACTATAAATGAAAATAGTACTACAATGGAATATGACACTATATTAGAAACAAACTTTTACAAGACAAAAGAATCTTTCTCAGAAAACAATATTATAAATGATTATATATATGATATCCCTGTAATGGAACAAGAGGAAATATCAACTTTTGTCGGAAAGAAAATAACAGGAATAGGATTTGGTGACTATGACAATGACAGTGGACAATATTTATTATATGCATTTTTAGACGTTAGTAAATATCAAATTATAGTACAAGAAGGACAAGAAGTTGTAATATCAAGAAAAGATAAAATAACGAGTGATTTGCAATTTTATTCACCATTTTCAAGCGTGAAATATCCAACACATTTGACATCAAGAGGAATAATAGAAAAAATAGGAATGGAATACAACGAAATCTTTTCACAACTATACTCTGTAGGTTTTGGAACGCTATATAGTAAAATAGATACTGAAGAAATACCTGTTTCGGAATTAGATTTTAAGAAAGAAGGAACAGGAATAGTAACTTTAATAGGAGCGCAAGACTATGCGGTATACCCAAATACTGATTTATTTCCAAGCCCTGAGGTATATCCAGGGCGAAGTTCGGAAGGATTAAAAAAATTAGAAATACCAGATAGAGGAGAAGGACAATATCCTTCTTCTTTACTTTTTCCGTCTACAGAGTTGTACCCAAAACAATCTTCTCCAAAATATGTAATTTATAAGTTTAAATTGTATCGAAGACGATATGAAGGAGAATTAGAAATAGTCGAGGATACAGGATTGTATTATTATCAATCACAATCAATAGATGGGACAGGAGCAATAAAACTAACTATAAAATATGAAAGGGGTTAAATTATGATAATTTTTGAAAATCTGCCAAGTAAAAAAACACCGATAGATGCAGACAATTTAAATGCAATTCAACACACGAAAAGAGTATTGGTAACAACAAACACAGAAATAAAAGCAAATACAAATTACACAGTTCCTGAAAAGTATTACGTAGGTAAAAATCATCTATGGATATACTTCGAAGGAACTTTGTTAATTAAGAATGAGAATTACATAGAAACAGGAGTAGACGGAGAAGAAAGTACAGCAATTCAATTCCTAGATTGGGATGTACCAATAGGAAGCAAATTAGAATTTTTATATAAGTAAAGGAGTGAGAACATGAGTAAGCCAAACAATTTAAAAATATATTCAACAGAAGAAGTAAAAACAGGAGAATACTGGATAGATGGAAAGCCTTTATATAGAAAAGTTATATCATGTGGAGCTTTGCCAAATTCAACCTCAAAATTAGTGAATCATAATATCTCAGACATAGATAATAGCAGAATGTATGGTTTTGCAGTTAGAACAAGTGATAAAAGAACATTTCCATTACCATTTCCAAGTGCAGATGGTGTAGGACAGATTCAATTAGATTTGACATCAACACAAATACAAATAACAACAAATAATGATAGAAGTTCATTTGATACAAGTTATGTAATATTAGAATACACTAAAACAACAGATTAAATGAAGATGAAAGGAGAAATAAACATGAACAAAATTAATAAAAGCCTTGAGGCTGTATACACTATTAATAAATACAGGAACGAATGCAACTGTGCATGATGGGACATATTTAACAGTTGAAGTATTTGAATAAACTGTGATTAATATGAAGGGAAAAGATATGATATGAAAGATAAGAAAATAAAAGTAGCGGTAAAATATATAAATGAATACAATGTAAAATATGCAAATTGCAAAAAGATACTAGAATATGATAATAAACAAGTAATAAATCCACGAGAAGAAGATTTCGAAAAAGCAGGTTACAAGACTTTAGAAATAGAGGAAGAACCTGCTTTTAATATGGAAACACAGTACTTAGAACCTTACTATCAAGAACAAAAAGAAAAGATAATACAGAAGTGGAAAGTTAAAGAGATAGAGGAGGTGGGATAGTGGATAGCACAATAATAGTAGCAATAATAACAGTATTACGGAGTTATTATTAATACATTAATATCAAATCAAACTAATAAAAAAATTGAGACATTAGAAAGTATAAAGGCAGAATTTAAAAAAGAGTTAGAAGCAGTAAAAAAAGAAATGAAGGAAAATCAAAAAGAGCATGACAAAACATATTTGACAGATTTTCTATCTGACATAGAAAACAAACAACCAAAGTCAGATATTCAAATTAAAAGAGCTTATGAAATATATGAAGAATATACAAACCTTAAAGGAAATTCATATGTACATAGTAAATGTGAAGAATTAGAAAAGAAAGGGGCATTGAAATGAAAAAACAAGATAGAAATATAACCATAGCAGTTATAGTGGCTATGGTTATGATATTTTTTAGTGCAATATTTTTTATAGATGATAAGGAGCTAAAAAAAGATGTAGTAGAAAAAGTTACAGACACTGTAACAGATATAGCAACAAGAGAAATGAGTAAAGAAGAAATAGAATCTTTACCATCTACAGAAATAATAGAACAAACAGAAGAACAAGAAAAGGCCGTATCAAATGAGCAAGAAGGAGAAGAAACAGAAGGATTTCAACTTCAAGGAGAAATAGCTTATGAAGGAGCAAAAGCAGAAACTTGGAATGTAGAATTAGGAGACTATATTGGATTAACATATTATTCACAACTAGATAGTAGATGGGCAAGCAAGATGTATTCTAGTGTAGGTAATCCAAATCAAACAATAGGTTCTAGTGCTTGTGGTCCTACATGTGCTTCAATGGTAGTAACAGCTACAAAAGGAGCAATAACACCTGACACAATGTGCGATTTATTTGTACAACATGGATATAGAAGTGCAAATAATGGTACATATTTTAGTGCTTTTAGAGCTGTAGCAGACGAATTTGATATTGGATATGAAGAAACATATTATTTAGACAAAGCTGTAGAGTTATTAAGAAATAATCATTATGTAATAGTATCATGTGGAAATGGATTGTTTACAACGGGTGGACACTTTATCGTTCTAGTTGGAATAGATGGAGATACATTAAAGATATATGATCCATATTTATATAGTGGCAAATTCTCAACAAGTACAAGAAGAGGCAAAGTAACTGTAGATGGAAATACAGTATATTGTAGCATAGACAATTTTAGAAACTATGCTAATTATAGTAAATTCTTTGCATTTGCTCATGATGGAAATGTACAAGTAAACAACACACGTCCAGTTACAACGCAAGCATATACTAGATATGTAAACACTAAAATAGGATTAAATGTAAGAAATAAGCCTAATGGATATATTGTAGGTGGATTATCTAATGGTACAGCAGTAACAGTATATGAAACAGATGGCAATTGGAGTAGAATAGGAACAAATAGATGGGTTTCTAGTAATTATTTAACAAGTTATATGCCTTCAACACAAAATACCGTTAAAACTATTTCTGGTGTGAAATATACAACAGGAAAATACAAAGTAAATGCTAGTGTCTTAAATGTTAGAACAGGTCCTAGTACAAAGTATAAAATAAAAGGATATAAACAATTAACGTCTAATGCAAGATATCAAAATAAAAGATTAGGAAATCAATATACTAATGGATTAAAACGTGGAGTAGTAACAACAGTTACTAAAGTTCGAAATGGATTTGGATCAACTCCAAGTGGATGGATTGCATTGAATTATTGTATTAAAATATAAAATAGAAGCAGACTTATTCTGCTTCTATTGAGTTTATAATGGAATTTATAGAATCAATATAAATGTTTGGAGTAATGTTAAAGTTTGAATTATTATTGGTAACACTTAAAATTTTTAGTTTTTTTAGTTTATTTAAAGATTTTCTTAAATTCTGATTATCATTACTGTAATTTTCTTTTTTTATATCGGTTAAAATATCATTTACATTTATATTTTCAGCTACTGCAATAGTAGATGTATATAAAATATATAAAGCTTTCCCTTTTTCATTAAGTTTAATTTTAATATTATCATGGCATTCAGGACACTCGAAAATTAGGGTGTCGTTTTCAAAATCTAAAGTAGTATCAGAAAAGTTTATTCTTATTTCTTTTTCACTATAGAATTTTGCAATCTTTTCGTACCCTACATTGATAAAATAATATCTTTTTGGACATGAACATTCTGCTTCAAGTTCCATATAATCACTCCTTTTTTTCATACTATATAACACTAAAAATAAAAATATTGTCGAATTTCGTCATAAAACATAAAGATATAAAAAATAACTGAAAATCAAGTAATATAATTCTCCACTAAAAAAATAAAACGGCTTAAAATCGATTCTCGAAGGCCGATTTTTGGCTAAATTTCAAGAAAAAAATAAAAAAGAACAGTCGCAAAGGACTGTTCAAAATCTTCTTATGACCGACTATATTATTTACATAATATGTGGTTGAATCTTAATTAGATTATACTATATATTATGCATGTTGTCAAATAAAATATACATTTTTTTCTATTTTGTGTATAATTTTTTGATTTTTTCATCTAGTAAATCCATACTGTTTGGAGAAACTTTAATTCCAGAAAGTATAGGAGTTTTAAAGACTCTTTGTTTGCTGATAGTAGTAATCTGATTAACATATGCTATACTTCCATGTTTCATTCGAAATATTTCATCTTTAACTTTTTCTAAATAATCACTTCTTTTTGAAATGTAATTTAGTTCTTTAGCTCTTTCTTCAATAGGTAAACTTTCTAATTTGCTAAATCTTCTTGTAACCTTTTCTAATTCAACTTTAAATTTGTTATATAATAAATTATACAATTCATCTCCTAAGTCAACACAAGTGGTATTATTATAAACTTTCCCTTCTTTTGAAGAAGACAAAGGAATAACATTTAGTGTACCAGAAGAATTGTTGTCATATTTATTTATTACAACACAATAATGCAATCCACCCATTTCTTTGCCTACATTAAATCCTAAATTTACTTTGACTATATCTCCACGTTTAAAAATTTTTAATGAATCAAAATCAAAAGATTTTTCTTCGTCATGATAATTAGCAAAATCATTAATCCAATATGCTAAAAGATGACTTTTTTTATATTCAAGCAATTCTATATGCTTATTGAAACTTTCATCTAATCTTTTTAATGATAAATCTTTATGAGATATAGCTTTGCTTTTTTCTTCTATTAATTCTTTTTGATTAAAGGTTTCATTTTTTGTTGTTCCAATATTTTCTAACCTGTTAACTGTTTCTTTATTTTCCATAGTGTTCCTCCAATTTTTTTAACATTATACTACCAATTGGAGAAATATGCAATAAAAAGTCGAAAAAACTGTGGATAACTTTTTAAAAAGTGTGGAAAACTATGTAAAAAAATGTCAATTATTCGACAAATTTCAACACAACAATTCAACATAAAATGTTATAATATCATAAAGGAGATGATAGTTATGGAAAAAGCATGTAAAGACTCTCTACAAATGATAAAAGTATTAAATATAAAAAATGAGAAAGAGTATAACAAGTTGCTAAAATTCTATTTAATATTATCATCAGAAAGTTTAAAAGGAAGATTGAGAACAAGAAGATTCAAGAAAATAATAAAATTAGCGAAAGAAGTCTGAGAAGGCTTCTTTTTAAATTAATTTCATAAAGTTGCCCAAATGCAACAAAATACATGATATACATGAAAACGAGCATACTAAAGATAAGGTGATTTTATGAAAATAGAAATATTAATCAAAAAAGTGCGATTAGAGAAGAATATGACATTAGAAACACTTGCTAAGTTATCTGGAATAAGTAAGGGACATTTAAGCAGAATAGAAAGACAAGAAAGAGATCCTAAAATATCTACATTAATTCAAATAGCAACAGCTTTAAATGTAGATATTGAGGAATTATACAAAGTTATATTATGACACAACTAAATGTGTCATTTTTGTTTTTTATAAAAGAAAACGACCATTTCATAAAAAGTTGCCCAAATGCAACAAGATTAAATATATCCTCCAGTTATGAACGTTCTAAATAAATGTAGGAGGATATGTAATGAAAGATGTAGTAGAAAATGAAATAATAAAAGAGCTAAATTGGAAAGAGAGGATTGTAGTAAAAATATTCAGAAAAACTTTTTCAAAATCATGCAATATTATAAGGATAAATGTCATAAACAAATTAATGCAATTTTAATGCAACAACTCAAATAAAACTAAATAAAGTGGAATAAATGGTGATAAGAAAGGGTTAAAATTAGGTAGTTAAATAATGAAAAATACTAGTAAATATCTTAGAATAGCCAATTGTGTACCATACTCACAAAATTAATTTGTTTATAATAAATGAAGAAACCGTTGAAATATCAACGGTTTTAATTTTTGACTATATTATATTTAATGCAATTTTAATGCAACTGAATTATTTTAACATGATTTTTATATTTGCAGTGCTTTTTAGTACTTCATCTTCTTTATATTTATTAAAGATAGTGGTATAAGTGTTTATTGTAGTTTGTATATTTTTATGTCCTAAAAGTTTTTGTAAGATTTCAGCAGGCATACCAGATTCAATACTTCTAGTGGCATAAGTATGCCTTAACATATGTGTTGCAACTTGTCCATTCTTCAATTTATGTTTTTTTGCTAATCTATGTAAATAACAATTTACGTTAGAAACGCTGTTTATTGTGCACTTATTTGTTGTAAAAATCAAATTTAAAGGATTTATTTTCATGTTAGACATAGCATGTTGGATATTGCTTTTAAAAAGTTCTGTGATAGGAATATCTCGTGTAGATGAGTCTGTTTTTGTTGTATTATTGATTATTAGTTCATGCTCTTTATTGTGAGATATGGTTTTATTAACATGAATGATATTGTGTTTTAAATCTATATCATTTGGAGTTAATGCTAATATTTCTCCGCAACGCATACCAGAGAACATTTCAATCATATACACATCTTCATATTTGTGATCTTTCATGATTTCAATTAAAGTTTTCTGTTCTTCAATAGAAAGTGCTTCAACAGTTTTATTTTTATTTTTTGATAGTGGTTTAGTTATACTTGCCATAGGATTTTGGTAAATATAATTTCTTTTTATAGCTTCTTTAAAAATTTGGTTTAGCATTATTATAATTTTTTGTATATATGAGTTTGATAAGTCTGTAAGAGTATTTAGAAAATTTTGTATTAAGGTATAGTTCATTTTTTGTATATTGATATTTGCTATATCACTATTTTTAATTTTATTAAGCGAGTTTAATATTGTAACATAAGAAGTTTCTTGAATAGTATTCGTAGCCAGTTTAGTATCTAAAATTTTTTTACCAAGTTCATACACTGTAATATCACACTTATCTAATGCAATATTTTTCTGAACTTCATTTAGTTTTATAATTAACTTGTCTTTTACTTCTTTTCTTGTTTTTCCATATAATGATTTTCTTTTGTTTCCAAGAGTATACTGCCCTACCCATCTATTCAATTTTTCACTATAATAGATAGAGCCTTCTCCATTTCCTCTTTTTCCCATAAAAATACCTCCAATTTCTTTAATAAAATTTAAATTTACTATTGAAAGTGAAGGCTTTTATAGTGTATACTATAAAAGTAATCACTTCAATAGTGTTTATATGTGAGAATTATGTACCGTGTCGCAAACTTTGGAACATAATTCTCTTTTATTGTTTCTTTTTTTTCGGTCTGTATATATAACCGTTTTTTCTTTTTTAATAAAGTATCATTATAAGCATCATCAATTATGTTTTTATATTTTAAGTAAATATCTGTTTTCTTTAAATTTTCATAATATAGAACAGCATCATTAACATTTTTCTTTATCAAAACATCGCCTTTTCTGGTATAGTCTGCTATATTTTCATCTTTGTCTATATATATTAATTTGTCAAGACAATTAAGTGCATTATCAAAAAGATATTCCTTCTCATACAATGTAGCTAAAGAAGAATATATAATCCAATCTGAAAAATATTGTTGAGATGTTGGTTGTGACAAGTATTTTTCAAAATATGTTATTGCATTTTTTCTGTAATTAGCACCTTCTCCTAGATACGAAAAAGCAACTGCTAAAAAATCATTAGGTTTATTTGAATTAAAATATCTTTCTATAATTTTTTGATTAAAGACATGTTTTTCTTCTCCAAAATAAGAATATGCATCGAATACTTGAGTAAGGGCATCAATATTATCTTTTACTTTAAGTTTTTTACTTTTATTTCTTATTAACTCCAAAAATCCCATAATTAAAACTCCCTTTTTAACTGCTTAACAATTCCAACAATAGTAACAGGTATTGTTTTCATTTCATCATAAGTGAATATAAGTGGCTCGTAGTTAGTATTTAATGGTTGCAATAAAATACTATTATCGCTTTTTTTTCCTTTTTTTATTGTGGCTTCATCGCCATTTATTATAGCGACTACGATATCTCCAGTTTCAAAGTCGTCTTGTTTCTTAATAATAACTATGTCGTCTTCAATAAGTACAGGGTACATGCTATCTCCATGAACTTTCAATGCAAACATTTCTCCACTTTCTGCTAGTTTTTTGTCTATATCTATTGTTCCCTCCCAGTTTTCTTGTGCCATGTAGTCATATCCAGCTTTTACTGTACCAAGAAGAGGGATTTCTATAACAGGGTTACCTAATTTATCGGTTTTTATATTTAATTCAAATTCTTGATTTTTATCTAGTAACTTTAGTAATTCTTCAATCGACATATTCATTGCATGAGCTAATTCGCTAGCGACTTCAGTAGTAACAGAGTAGGGTTTACCGAGTTTTTGGATTGTATATTTTTTCTAGTGTATTTATATAAGAAGGACTTAAAGAAGTTTTGCTAGCAAAAGTTCTTTGAGACATTTTAGGACTGAAAGAATTTCTATAATTTAAAATAATTTCTCCAATGAACATAATTTCAACACCTTTCAATAATCATATTGTACAATAGATTGTGCAAAAAATCAATAGTTTTGAAAAAAAATAAAAAAAATGCACAAAATAGTTGACAAACAAAAATAATAGTGTATAATGTATTTGCAAAGCACAAAATATTGTGCAAAAGAAAAGAGGTGTGGATATGCAAAATAGGGTAAAAGAGTATAGGGAAAAAGAAGGATTAACGCAAGAAGAATTATCTAAAAAGTCTGAAGTATCAAGAAATACAATATCAGCAATAGAAACAGGAACTAATACAAATGTAACATATGAGGTTATGGAAAAGATTGCAAAAGCATTAAATAAAAAAGTAGCAACTATTTTTTTTAATCAATAAGCACAAAATATTGTGCAAGAAACGAATTGCGACACGGTACAAAAAAGGAAAGGAAGTGATTACATTGCAAGATGAAATAATAAATCTTCTAAAAAACATTAATAAAAATTTAGAAGATTTAAAGAAAAAAGAAAATCTACCAAAACTAATTTATGCAAAAGATATAGCTGAGAACTATCAAGTCAATAGAAACAAGGCAACAGATTTTTGTAAAAAATATGGAACAAATTTTGGAGGCTATTGTATAGAAGCAGAAAGATTTAAAGAAGTTTTGCAAAAAGAAGGAATTGAAATTTTTAAATAAGAGAGGAGGAAAACAAATGAAAAGAAAACTAAACAAAAACAAACTATATCAACTTATAGGACAAGCAGTAGTATATACATCTATATGGGCAGTAACAGTAATAGGAACAGCATGGGCGTTTACTCAAAATACAATATATTAGGAGGAGAAAAATGGAAGAAAATAAAAAGCCTAATGGACTTCAATGGTTTGCATTAGGATTTTCAGTAGCAAGTTTAATAGTAGCGTTATTTAAATAAAGCAATTATAGAAATTATTATAGCAATTATTGCTAAAGCATTGTTGGATATCCATTTTATAAATAATGTTTTCAAAAAGGATTTTCCTTTACTAGAAGATTTGTAACAAATATCACCAATATAAGTTATATAGCCATTATCTTTAAGAAAATTTATAACTGTTCGACATTCATTAGGTGTTAAATTGAAATGTTTTTGAATGTCATTTTTAGTAAATTTTTTTAAGGTATTACAATATAACAATATTCTCATAGAAGATAAATCCATAATAATAACCTCACTTTCGAGAATATTATACAGTATTATACAAAATTTTACAAGGAAAGGAGTGAAGAGAGATGTTTAAACAAATTGATTTAATAATAAAAAACAATGAACTAAAAAAAGAAAGCTTAGCAGTAAGCAAAATAAATCAAAACTTAAATCAAGAATTACAAAGAACTAAATTTTGTAAACAAGAGTCAATTAACTTTTTAAATAATACAATAAGAGATTTACTAAATTTACAAGATGTAAACAACTCGGGTGTATCAGAAGAAGATAAAAATAAACATAGAAACATTATTATAAATGCTTTAGTAGAAAATTGTTTAGACAAAATAAACGAGCTATCTAACACCGACAAAAGCTTTAGATAACTCAAAAATAAGAATATATATAAACTCATATCTGTTTCTATTTTATCACAAAGAAGCAGATATGTAAAGGAGGAAAAATGGATTTACAAAGAAAATATGACGAACTAGACGAAATAGTTAGTTCTATAAATTTATTAATAGATGAAATAGATGATCAAGATTACATAGACGACTTAAATGAAATTAAATATAGAGCACAAGATGAATTAGAAGAAGTACAAGAAAAATTACAAGAAGAAAATGAACGAGAAGAAAGAGAAATGAATTACCAATTCGAAAGGAGTAGGTTTTGATGAAATATGAAGATATTGAAAAAGTAAACACAGAAATAAAAAAGACAGATATAAAAGGAAAAAAGTATGCAGAAGTAAGTGAAAGAATACTAGCATTTAGAAAATTGAATCCAAATGGAAGGATTATAACAGAGATTATAGATAAAACGGATAACGATGTAACTATAAAAGCAACTATATTTGATGAAAATGAGAAAGAGCTAGCAACAGGTTTTGCAAGTGAAGTAAAAAAAGGATTAGTAAATAGTATCTCAATGTTGGAAAATTGTGAAACATCTGCAATAGGAAGAGCGTTAGGATTTTGCGGATTTGGAATTGATGGTGGAATAGCAAGTGGACAAGATATGCAAAAAGTAGAACAATTCAAACAAAAAAATAGAAAAGAAGAAATATATAGCAATATGTACATAAGCTACGATGAAGCAACAAAGATAGTTAAAACAGCAATAAACGAATTGTGCAGAAAACAGGGAATTGTAGTAAGTGATTTATCTTTAAAAATAAATCAGGAAATATGGAGTAGTTTAGAAGAATTAAATTTGCAACAACTAAAAAGATTGGAATATGAGTTAAGCAAAATAAATAATAAAACACATAAATGGCATGAATTATATAATCAAAATTCTAAAATAAAAATAGTAGTTCCAGAAAATCAAGAAGTTATATATAGGTCTAGTCATTATATGTTTGGACAAGAAGCTTTAAAGCAAGCTGGAGATGATGAATTACTGAAAGGGCAAATAATTGATAACTATTTAGAATTAGGAACAGATTTAACAAAAGTTATTGAGTAGGTGATTAAATGCAAACAACAGGAATATTAGAAGAAATAAATATAGATTATAACACAGGAAAACCTAAAATAAGCTTTTTAATTGATGGAAAGGACAAGTTATCAGACATAGAACAATTAAAAGGTCTAAAACTAAAAATAGAAGCTAAGAGATACATAAAGAAAAGAACAACTAATGCAAATAATTATTTCTGGAAGTTATTGCAAGAATTATGTGAGCTAGCAGAAATAGACACAATTGAAGAATATAAAAGAAGAGTAAAAGAGCTAGGAATATTCAGAAGATTTAAAATCGAGACAGAAAATATAAAAACTTTTGAAAAAATGTGGACAGCACAAGGAATAGCTTGGTTTTGTGAAATAGCAGATACAACATATATAGGAGATACAGAATTTAAAATTATTAACGCTTATTATGGATCAAGTTCGTTTAATTCAAAACAAATGTCGAGATTAATAGATGGAGTAGTTCAAGATTGTAAGGCTTATGGAATAGAAACAAAATCACAAAAGGAAATAGATAGTTTGTTAGAAAGTTGGGATAAGAAATGATAGTAACAGATTTAAGTAATAGTTTTAATCCTTGCCCAAAAAATACACAGAAAAACTCAAAGAAAAATGTAAAAAAGAGTGAAGAAGAATTTTGTATTATGCCCAAAAGCAAATTATATAGCACGGTAAGAACAGAAATATATTGTGAAAGACACGAGGTTTATTTTTCAAAGGCTTACAGACAAAAGAGTATAAATGATGGCTTGATAGTATTTTTGATGAGAAAAGACCATCGTGGAACGAATGGAGTACATGGCAAAAATGGAGACAAGCTTAACAGAAAATTAAAGAAATTAGCACAAAAAGCTTGGTGCAAATATTACAACAAAACAAAAGAAGAATTTATTAAAGAATATGGAAAAGCAAACAACTAAGGGGTAAGACATAAGTTTTACTCCTTATATTTTACAAAAGGAGGAGCAAATGGCAAGAGATAGTTTTATATTTTACAGAAGTTTTTATGAAGCTATAAGCGAGTTACCAAAAGAAAATCAAGCAGATTCATATAATGCAATAATGAGATATGCACTAGACCAAGAAGAAATAGAGTTGACAGGAATATCTAAAGCAATATTTTCTCTTGTTAAACCTCAATTAGATGCAAATTATAAAAAATATGAAAATGGAAAGCAAAAGAAAAGCAAGACAGAAGCAAAACAGAAGCAAACAAAAAGCAAAAAGGTAGCTAATGTAAATGAAAATGTAAATGTAAATGATAATGTTAATGTAAATGTAAATGATAATGACAAAGTAAGCGACAGTTGTGTTGACGGCTTACAAAAAATTATTGATTTTTACAATGAAAATATAGGACTTATTACTCCTTATGGGGTAGAAGTTTTAGAAGATTATTCTAAAGATATGCCAACAGACTTAATAATTTATGCAATGCAAATTAGTGTAGAAGCTAATAAAAGAACAATTAAGTACATAAAAGCTATATTAAATAATTGGCAAAAAGCAGGAATAAGAACATTAGTACAAGCAAAGGATGAAAACCACAAAAAGAAAAATGAAAGTAAAGAAATAGAGGAGTGGTTAAATGAATAAACAAGAGTTTTACAAAAATATACAAAAAATAGAAACAGCATACAATAAAAAGTTCAGTAAAGAAGAATTGATGTTGTGGTTTAAAGAATTTATGACAACAGAGGCTAGAGAGTTTGAAAAAGCAGTTAATAAAACAATAAAAGAAGTTAAATTCACACCAAAAATAGCAGATGTAAGAGCAAGAATAACAGTAAATCCAAATGATTATTATACAAATGATCCATATGCTTATTTATACAAGAATTTAGAGTGGTGCGAATTAGTAAAGGAGTGATAAACAAATGATTACAACAGAAACAAGACAAATGAGTTTTAATGACATACAAGATAAAACGAAAATAAGATATATACAAATTTTAAATAGATTAGACAAACCTAAAACAGCAAAGGAATTAGCAGTAGAATTATTTGATTTGAGTTTTATACCAAGTACAGAAAGAAATTATACAGCACCGAGATTAACAGAATTAGAAAAAATGGGATATGTAAAAGCAATAGACAAAAAGAAATGTCAGTATACTGGTAAAACGGTTGCAGTATACGAGAGAACAGAAAAAGGATTTATTGCAATAAATATGAACCACATTTCGAGAATAGATTAGGAGGTAGTTATGGACGAATATTTTGAATATTTTCATCAGCTAAACAAACAAATTCATAATTTAAACAAGAAACAGTATGATGAAATTGAAGAATTTTTAGGAGATATGGAACAATCTATAAATGGAGATACACCGCTTAAAGAAATAGAAAAATATATAAAAAAATATAGAAGAAAAAACAAAATATTATTTATAGCATTTAAAACAAGAAATAAAAACAAACTAGCACATATTTGCAAATATATTATTGATTTAGAATGGCATAACGAATGGGCAATAGCAGTTGCTGGGCAAAGTACACCAACAATTTTTGGCTGGTTTGATGTTTAGGAGTAGATTATGAAATATAATTATCCACCGTTAGAACGGCAAATGTGTAAAATGTATAGGCTGTGACAGACTTGAAAACGATAACTTCAAAGGAATTTGGAGATGTGAAAATTACATAGAAAAGGAGCTAAAGAAAAGTGAACAAATACAGAAATAAAAAAGTAATAGTAGACGGAGAAGAATTTGACAGTAAGAAAGAAGGAAATAGATATAAAGAATTAAGACTGTTAGAAAGAGCAGGAGAAATAAGTAACTTAGAATTACAACCAAGATTTTTGCTACAAGATAGTTTTAAGAAAAACGGAAGAACGTTTAGAAAGATAGAATATGTTGCAGATTTTAAGTACATAGAAAATGGCAAAACAATAGTAGAAGATGTAAAAGGAATGCAGACAGATGTATTCAAATTAAAACATAAGATATTTGAAAAAGTTTACCCAGATCTGGAACTAAGAATAATTAAGTAGGAGGAAAATTAAATTGATTAATTGGAAAGAAGAATATAAAAAACTATACAAGTGTTTAATAGCAGTAACAATATTAATAATAACAGCTCTAGTAATGTTTATATTCACATTTACAGGAGTAACAAAGAAATTACAAGATAAAGATAAAAAGTTAACAGAGCAAGCAATAGAAATAGTTGATCTAAAAGAAATCATAAACGAAAGGGGAGAAAAGCAATGATAGAAGTAAACGAATATGAAATAGAATTACATGAAAATGACATAAAAACAATACTAACAAAAGAAAGTTATATGGCTAATTGCTATAAAGTAGGAGGTAGAGAATAATGAATTTAAAAGAGGCGATTAAAATACACAATGAATTATGCAACAAAGAAGAAATTAAAAAGTATTGTGAAGCACTGCATATAGTATGTGAAAAAATGCAAAATTGCAAACCTAAAAAAGAATATTATAAGTCATCCATAATTAATGATTATTATATAGAACTTCCTTATATGGAATTAACAATAAGTAATGGGAAAGCTGTTTATAGAAGGCATAAATATAGTTGTTCAAGTAAATCTAAAGATAAAAAAACAGGGAGTAATTATTGTTTGAGTCTTTGTAGATGTAATAGAGAGGAAATAGAAAAATTTATAGAAAGAGAAATAGCGAATGATAATTTAAAAGTAGGAGGAGAAGATGAATAGAGAGATAAAGTTTAGAATGTGGAATGATTATGATAAAAAAATGATTCATTGGAATGAATTATTAGAAAAAAACTTAGCTAATATTCTTACAATACCATCATACAATAAATGGTTAATGCAATATACAGAACTACACGATAAAAACGGAAAAGAAATATATGAGGGAGATATCATAAGAATAAAAAATTCACTAATTGAAATTGAAGGAGAAGTTATATTTGACACAATAGATTTATCATTTAAAGTATATGACAAAGAAAATGACTGCAAAGAAATGTTATGGTACACAAATAAAGAATTTGAAGTGTTACGGAAATATATACGATAATCCAGAGTTATTAGGAGGAGAATAGATATGCTAAAAACATTAATAGGTAAAAGAGTGACAACATTTGATGGACATAGTGGAATAGTAATAAAACATTTTAAACCAACAGGAAGAGATATGACAGTACATATAAAACAAGATGATGGGCGAATATGGTATTGTCCTGAAAACAATATTGTAGAAGTAAAGGAGTAAACAATGTGTGAATACTGTGGAAAAATAATAAATAATAAAAAAATATTAGATATAGACAATGAAGAAGAAACGCATATGGAAATTATCAATCAAAAAAAGTCTTGGGGATATATGTTATATGTTGAAATAGAAGGACAAGACAATGATGGATATAAGCCAAGTCAGTTCTTTCAAATAAATTATTGCCCGATGTGTGGCAGAAAATTAGTAAAGGAGTAAATAAAATATGGAATATGTTGAAGAAGGAAGAACAAATATTATTGAGCAATATAGTAAAAAAGATAAAAAGAAAATAGAAAAACCAGTGTTACAACATGGTAGTATTGTTTATTGTAAAGGACATGATGGAGCAGGTTCATTTTATGGAATTGTATATGAAAATGGAGTATTAGAAATAAAATGTGCTTCAACATCTTATATAAAAACGAGAGAAAATTTACATATAGGAGATAGAATTAGTTATTGGACAATTGAATATGTATGTAAATCGAAACTGATTATTGAAGGAATAATTGGAGAGGAGTAAATAAGATATGAATGATGTAGACTTTTATTTGTTTGATTTAAAAACTAAATTTTATAAAATAAATCCAAACAAATATTATCTGTCATATTCAGGAGGAAAAGATAGTCATTTTCTGTACTGGTTTATAAAAGAATATGCACATATAGATAACATAGAAGTAGTCGGGTGCAATACATATATGGAACACCCAGAAATTAGAGATAGAATTTATAAAAATAGTGATAGAGTATTACTACCAGCAATGAAACCGTTCGAAATAAAAGAAAAATATGGTATTCCGTGTTTCAGCAAAGAGCAAGACTTCTACATATATTATTATCAAAATGCATTAAGGGAAAATAGAAAAGTAGCAAAAACGATACAAGAAAAAATTGACGGAACTTATAGCAAAGGATTTAGCGGAATCAGCAAAAAGGCAAGAGAATATGTAAAAAGTGAAAATGCACATAAAATAACACATCTGTGTTGTTACTATTTAAAGAAAAAACCTTTTCACGATTATGAAAAAGAAAGTGGTAGAAAGGCGATTCTAGGAGTTCGAGGAGAAGAAAGTTCTTTAAGAAGAAAACAATATAAAAGTTGTTTTACAAAAGACAAGAAATTTACACCAATTTGGGACTTAACAGACGAATTGTTAGAAAAAATAATAAGACAATACAATATAGAAGTACCAGATGTGTATCAGCATATAAATAGGACAGGTTGTATGGGGTGTCCATATCGGAAGTTATAAACATGAAACAGAAAAAGAATTAGATTTAATAGATGAGAAACAGAAAAAATTTGTGTGTAAATTATTTAAAGAAAGTTATGGAGTGCTTGGCATAGGAGGTGTTTTAAGTGAAAGAAAATAGTATTAAGAATAAACGAAGTTCTATAGAAGAAGATATAGAAGAATTAAAAGAAATGATAGATAGTGATATAGAAAGCGTAGGAGGAGTTGAGGGCTTTAATAATTACTATTGTGCTAACGAATGTATTACAAGTTGGATAGATAGAGTTCTAGATATTGTAGAAAGGATGAATGAAAAATGAATTTAGATGATTTATTAAACGAAATGAGTGAAAAAATGAGAAACAGAGATTTATCTGATGAATATTTAAGAGAACATAATAATTCTACAAGAGAAGAAATTGGAATAGGAGAATATGCATACGGAATTACAATGATACCTTGTGAATGGGTTCATGAATATTTATCAGATTATAAAAGAGTATTAAAAGAAAATGAATTGTTAAGACAACAAAATATATCATATAAAAATAATATTCATGAATTAAAGGAAGTGATGAATAAATGAACGAGGAAGAAAAAGGAGATATTGAGTTAGATATTGAAGCGAAATATGTAGATAAGACAGAAAAAGAATTTTTAAGTAATATTACTTATGCAGAATGTGTATATATCTTAACACCAGAAAATAAATACTGCGATAAAATAAGAGAATTATCAGTATTAAAACTATGTGAAATAATAGAAAAACTACAAAAAGAGAATGAAGAATTGAAAGAAGATAGAGATAAATTTAAAAAAGCATTAGGAAAAAGAATAACATATTGTAATGAATTAGAAAAAGATTTATTTGAGAATGGTAGTAATTATGTTATTCCAAAACAAAAAGTAAAAGAAAAGATAGAAGAATTAATAAAAGAAGGTAGACATTACAATGCAAACAAAATTGAAGTCTTACAAGAATTATTAGAAAAGAGGAGATAAAAATGTTGGAATTTCAAAAATGGTTAGATGAAAATTGGGAAAAAGATAATATTTTTCCACCTTGTTTAGATGCTCAACTTGCAATAGATTTTTTATATAATTATCTACTTGGCGATGATTATTACATAGTAAATCCTTTATGCACAGAACAAGCTAATTGCGAAATTGTGCACGATATACTATATAAATACTCTAAAAGATATAAAAAAGAATATAAAAAAAGAGTTAGGAGGACTAAACGATGAATGAAAAGGAAGCAATAAATATTTAAAAAAGAAAATAGAAGATTGCAACCACATAATAGAAGCTAGTAGCTATATAGGAAATAAGAAAGCATATGCAAAGGAAAGAACTAAATATAAAGAAATATTAAACTTAATAAAAAATCAGCAATCAGAATTATACAAGAAAGATGTAACTATTATAGAAACAAAAGAAGCAAATAGACAATTAAGTATAGAGTTGCAGAAGAAAGACAAGATAATAGATTTAATAGCAAAAGAATTAGTAAAAGCACATGAATGGTTTTATAGTGAATTTGATAATTATACTAAAGAAGATTTTATAAAATACTTTGAAAAGAAAGTAGAGGAGGACAGATAATATGAAATATAGATTTGGAAATTATGAAGTAGAATGTGATGAATATGATTTAGAAAATATAGCAGATATATTCAGAGATATGTATTTAGGAATATTAGGGACAACAGATGAAGAACTTAAAGAAGTATTAGAAAGAGAAGGTTATGATGTTACAGAAAGTGAGGAATAGTAGTATGAGTAAATATAGAAAATTACCAGTAGAAATAGAAGCAATACAATGGAACGGAAATAATGTAGTAGATACATATAATTTCTTAGAAGGAACAAATTATCAATGTGAGTCAGATGGAGTAAAAACAGAAGGAAAAAATTTTTATATTAGATTTGATAATGGCGGTTGCACATTAGGTTCATTAATAATAAAGACATTAGAAGGAGATATGAAAGCAAATTTAAAAGATTATATTATCAAAGGAGTAAATGGAGAGTTTTATCCATGTAAGCCAGATATATTTGAAAAAACTTATGAGAAAGTAGAGGGATAGAGTATGATAGACAGAGATAAAATTAGTGCTGAAAATTTATTCATAAAATTAGGGTATTCTAAAATCTGGACTGATAATGGTTTCTTCTATTATAACTCAAATAATAACAAAGTTGTTTTATTTAATCTAAAAAAGAAAGAATGGTCAGTTTATGATTTTGATACTTTAGAGTCAAGAGGGTATGGAGATGAAGAATTAAAAGCTATATTATTACAAGAATTTGAACTTAATTGGATTAAATGGAAAGAATATCAAGGAGAACTAAGTTGTATTTAGAGAAAGGAGCAGAAGATGAGTAAAGAGAATGTATTATATATTTTTATGAACAAGAACTTTGAATTTACAGATGAACAAGGAAATATAACAGAAGATATATTTGAAGCATCAGGATATAAAGATTTAGAAAGAGCAAGAAAAGAAAGAGAAGAATTTGATGAACCAGAAGAGTGGAAAATAGTAAAGAAAAGAATAATAGTTGCATTGGAGGAAATTGTAGATGAGTAAAAAGATATACAAACGGATATGAATTAATAAAAGCAATAGCAGATGGAGAGATAAAAGAAGGAACAAAATTTAAATGTTTAAATGAAAAGCCTATGCAGTATTATACAGACAGTAATATATATAGATATGAACATGGCAGCTTGTTAGGAAGATTTGGTGGATTCAATATATTAAGCATAGTAAATAAAGATTTTGAAATAGTACAAAAACAAGATGAAATAGATATAGATAGTATAGAAGAATTAGAAGGAATAGTAGAATATTCTACTGAAAGAAATACAATAAATCAATTAATACAAGCAGTAAAACAATTAAAAAAAGAAGTAAAAGAGTTAAAGAAAATATAAAACTAAAAAAAGAGCATACTACAATAAGGTGGTAGTATGAAAGAAAATGAGATAATAACAAAATGGAAACAAGGTTTAAGTAAAAATCAATTAGCAACAATGTATAAAAGGCAATACAATCAAGAAATAAAAATAATAAGATCAAGTGTAAGACATAGAAATGATGGAAGATACATAAGCAATTATGAAGCATTAGCTTATGTAGAAAGAGCAATATATAAATATTTGAAAGAAAGGAAAAACAAATGACAATAAACCATGTATACAACAAAGTAATAGACACAATGAAAGAATTAGAAAGCATAAATTTATTAGACATATCAAAAAGAAAAGAAAATCAAGCACAAGTAAATAAAGCATATAAAATCTTAGACAATTTTAAAGATGAACTTATAAGAGAAGATATAAAGAGAAAACAAGGAGGTACAAATGAGTAAATATATAAAAGAAGACGTTGAAACAATGTTGATACATCATAAAGAGAACGAATCAAAATTAACAGAAATTGAAATAAAAGAAGAAGAATACAAAGAAAGGTTAGAATATTCAGGAACTGTTTATGAAGACGATGAAAGAGAAGTAATAGAGAATATGCAAATAGCGGGGCAAGTATTTGATAGTATACATAGCAATACAAATAAAATATCAGACAAGGTGTCAAGTACAGTTCTAAATTATGAAAAAGAATTGAATCATATAAACAAAGAAGATAGAGAGTATCTAAAAAGACAAATTGCAAAATTAAATATAGACAAAGGAAAATTAAATAAAATAGTTGTTAGAGTTAAAAATATGATTGAACCATTAACACAAGAAGAAAAATTTGTAATAGAAACGTATTATATGAGAAAATCAAAATGGGATTATGTAGAAAAAGCATATTTTAAGGAATTTGAAAAATATAAATGTGTAAAACAATTACAGACATATAGAGACAATGCTATGGAAAAGATGCTAAATATAATAAATGCGGGTTTGGACTAAAACTTCGCAAAAATTACGCAAAAACTTCCTTTTAATTTCTTTTTGAAAGTACTATAATTATAATAGAAAAAATGTAAGTAGAGGAAAGAGTAAATGCAAGCCCTTAGTGTTTACTCTTTTTATTATGCAAGAAAGAAGGAATAAAAATGAAAAGAGAAAATTTAATAAGTATATTTGATACTGCAAAATTAATGAAGAATGATATAGCAGTAGAAGTAACAATACCAGGACAAGAAACAACAGAAGTAATAGTAAATAGATATGAAAATTTAGATAATAAACTAGCATTTTATATAAAAGCATATGATGAAGATTGCATACATTGCATGAATAAAGAAGTAAGAATAGTAAACGCATGGTGTGTAAATTTTTTTAAATATTATGACAGTAGAAGCGGAGAACTTTTTACAAGTAATTAATTAGTTATTACCAGTATGCTAGGTAACTGATAATATAAATTTGGCTGTAATGATTATTATCCTTTGAGTATATAAAGAACCTTCCTAGCAAATTCTAATATCTAGGTAGTGTATATAAGAAAAGAGGTAATAATATGACTCTAGAACAAATAAAACAATTCAAAGAAGAAAACTGCAGTAAATGTAATAAAGATATTGACTGTAAAATAACACAAGACATAAATGGAAAACTAAAGTGTACAGAGGATTAAAGATATGGAACAATGTTTGATAGATAATAAAGTATGTCCAATACAAGGGAAAAAATGTAAAGAATGTAAATTGGATGATTGTAAAAGGACAATAGAGATGATAGAAACACAAGAAGAAAGAGAAGAAAAATGGAAAAGAAAGTTAATAAATGTACAATTACCAGAACAGTGTAAAGACTGTTCTTTTTTAGAGGTTATAAACCTAGATGAGCAGATAGTAAGATGTCCTTATCTAGTTAAAAATAAATGTTTAATAAAATAGGAGGAATTGAAATGTTAGAAGGAAAAGTGTTAAAAGATTTTAATGATAAGGAGAACAACCTTAAAAAGTATACAGTAGGAAAGAAATTTAAAGCAGAAGATAAAAGATATAAAGAATTAGAAGCAAAAGGATTCGTAGGAGAAGGCAAAGAGGCAACAGTTAAAAGTGACAAGTAGGTGGGGAGATGGCAAAATATGATTGGAAGCAATTAGAAAAAGAATATATATTAAGTGATTATAAATCAGTAAGTGCTTTTTTAAAAGATAAAGGGATAAAACGAAATGGCAGTGTACAACAGGCAGTAAAAGGTTGGAACGAAAAAAAGGTTCAAAAAGAGTTCGAAAAGAGTTCAAAAGTAATAGAAAAAACAATAGAAAAAGAAAGCGAAAAAGAAGCACAACAAATTGCAGATATAAAATCCATAGCCAACGAATTAGCACTTAATGTATTAAAGGCAAATACAGAACTTAATAAACATATAGCAAAGTCAAAGACAAAAACAAAAACAGTGATATATGATTCTAAAGCATTGAAACCATCTAAAGAAGTAACAAAAGAACAAGAAGAAGCAAACGAATATATAGGTATAATAGATAGACAAGGGCTGAAAATGTTATCTTCCGCATTGAAAGATTTAAATGAAATACTAGTTGATAAAAAAGGAAACGACACCAATAATATAAACCAAAACATACAGAATATAGCATATTTAATAAATAATCCTAAAAAAGTAAGGATAGAAGATGATCTAAATGAATGAATATAGTCCATTTGATGAAAAACAAACAGAATACATACGAAAATGTCAAACGTCATGGTTAAATGTAGCAGAAGGTGGTAAAAGAGGAGCAAAAAACGTAATAAATACATTAGCTTTTTGCATAGCTTTAGAAAACCATCCAGACAAGTTATTCCTTATAGGCGGAGTATCTATATCAAGTGCAAAACTAAACATTATAGATTGCGACGGATATGGATTAAGTAATTATTTTGAAGGTAGATGCCATGAAGGAAAATACAAAAATAAAGATTGTATATATATAGATACATTAACAGGACAAAAAATTGTATTAATTAGCGGAGGAGCTAAAGACGGAGATGAAAAATACATAAAAGGTAACACTTATGGAATGGCTTATATTACAGAAGCAAATGAATGCCATAAAAAGTTTTTAAATGAAGTTATGGATAGAACGTTATCAAGTAGTGATAGAAAAATATTTCACGACTTAAACCCAAAGCCACCAGCACATTGGTATTATGCAGATTTTCTAAAATTTCATGAAGAGCAACAAAGCAAAATTAAAGGATATGGATACAATTATGGACACTTTAATATCTTTAATAATTTATCAATTAGCGATGAAAAATTAAGAAAGATTTTAATGACATATAACAAAAACAGTATTTGGTACAAAAGAGATATTAAAGGAGATAGAATCGCAAGTGCTGGAGTCTTATTTGGAGATATAGCAAACAATAAAACAAGATACATGACAGATAGTGCAAGAGGAGGATTTATAACAACAGGGGTTGACTTTGGAAAGAATGGTTCTCCACATGCTTTTTGTTCACAAAGAATATCCAGGCAATTTGACTATATAGACGTTTTAAGAAGCGATGAAGTTGACTGTTCTGAGAATGGAGAAAAGGTTACTGATGAATTAGGAATAGGAGAAACTTTAGCAAGACTTGAAAAAGGATTTATAAAACATATTAAATATGTGATAAAAAAATGGGGAAGTATTCAAGCAATATTTTGCGATAGTGCAGAACCAGAATTAATGGAATTTTTAAGAAAGGCATTAATGAAAAATGAATTATATATACCTGTTTTAGGAAGTCAGAAAATAGAAATATCAAGTCGTATTCACTTATGGGGTGTTCTTCTTATGCAAGATAGAATAAGATTTGTAAAGAATGAAACAGAAGAAATTGTAAAAGGATTGCAAGAAGCCACACAAGACGAAGAGGTAGAAGATGATAGGTATTTAGATGATGGAACATCTGATATAGATATATTAGATGCAAACAATTATGGAATAGAAAAGTGGTACAAGCAACTATTAAGAATTGGAGGATAAAATGGAAGTTATATTCGAGTTTTTACAAAAAAGAGGCTACAACAACATTTCACAAAGTTATTATTCATATATAAACAAATGGACTAATATATGGCAAGGAAAAGCAGAATGGCTTAATATAAAAACTGTTGACAACAAAGAATACCCAATGTATTCATTAGGAATGGCAAAAAGAGTTTGTGAAGATTTAGCAAGCACAATAACAAGCGAACCTTTTACAATAACTGCAAAAAAGAACAATGAAATTTTACAGGAAGATTTAAAAAAAGCTAAAGTATTAAAAAAGTTGCCTGCAGCTATTGAAATTATGGGATATAGTGGAACGGTAGGTACTGTTACAAGAATAAAAAATGCTATTATTGTAAATAAAGATGGAACACTTACTTTAACAAAAACAAATAAAACAAAAATACAAACAATAGATGTTAAAGCAAATCAAATAATACCACTTACAATAGAAGATGGTGAAATTATAGATTGTGCAATTGTTAGCAAACAAAAAAGATTAATAAATAACAAAATAAAAGATGTATATTATTTGGAATTGCATGAGCTAAAAGAAAAAGGATATCAAATAACAAATAAATTCTTTATAAAAGAAGATGGAACAGAGATAAAAGTAGATGGAGTGATAGGCACTTACAATACTTTATCAAATGTTCCATTATTTAGTTTAGGAAGAATAAACCGAGTTAATCCTATATCAGATAATAACGGATTAGGAATATCTTTATTTGGAGACAGTATAGATCAATTAATAATATTAGACTTAGTTTATAACAATTTTGGAATGGATTTTAAATTAGGTCAAAAATTAATGTTAATAAATAAGAAATTAACTAGAGTCGAAACAGAAGAATATACCGACAAAAATGGGAATTTAAGAACTAGAGAACATATATTATATCCATCTGATATTAGAAAACAACAATTCATGGAAATAGGAAATGAACTAATGGATGATGGGACTGAAAAACCGTACATATTTGAGTATAATCCAGATTTAAGAGTAGGAGACAATAAAGAAGGAGTACAATTCGCATTAGACAACTTATCTTTTAAAGTTGGGTTTGGTACGCATTATTATTCTTTTGAAAACGGAAATATTATGACTGCAACTGAAGCAATACTATCTAATAAAGATTTTGTTAATAACGGAAGAAAGAATAGAAAAGCAATTAATGAATACTTAATAGGCATATGTAGAGCTTTATTATTATGCGAAAAAATGTTAGGAAATAAAGCAATAGATGAAAAACAAGAAATAGAAATAGCAGAAGTAGATGGATTTTTAGAAGATGATAGTACAATAAGACAAAGAGCAAAAGAAGAAGTTTCAATGGGATTAATGAGCAAAAAAAGGTATTTAAGGAAAGTGTATGGAATGAGTGAAGAAGAAGCTATTAAAGAATTGAAAGCAATAAACGAAGAAGATGAAATATCAAATATAGAATTTAAAGAAGGAGAGTAGAATAATATGCTTACTCCCGAATATTTAAATCTTATAGAATTTAATGATGTTGTAGAATTATACAACAAATTAAATATAGAAATAACAGCAGATATAATAAGCAGAATAAGTATAATGAATGATATTACATCAGCAAGTAAAAAACAAATGAAAATATTACTACAAACAAATGGAACAGAAGTATTTAATGAAGCATTAGAAAAAACATCATTATTAACAAGAGAAACCAAGAATGCATTAAAATTATTATTTGAGAATATGGCAAAAGAAGATATACAAGGATACGAAGAATTATACGAATATAGAGAAAAACCTTTTAAGCTGAGTGAGACTCAATACAACATACTTAATCAAGGATTAAAACAAACTAATAAAACACTAAAGAACATGACAAATACTATAGCTTTTCAAAGTCAACAAGCATATGTTAACGCAGTAGATGAAGCATATATGAAAGTTGTAAGTGGTGCATTTGATTATACGTCTGCTATTAATACAGCTGTACAACAATTAGCAGACAAAGGAATAACATTAAAAGATAAACTGGGGAGAAATATACAATTAGAAACAGCAGTAAGAAGAAATGTGTTAAGTGGCATTCATACAACAGCAAACAATATAAATAGAAATATAGAAACAGAGTTAGGTTGCGATGGATATGAGGTTACAGCACATTTAGGGGCAAGACCAAGCCATGCAGAAGAACAAGGAAAACAATTTGCAGTAAGTAAAAAAGATGCTAGCAAATATGGTTTAGAGTTATGGTCAGATGTTGCAGAATTATGGGAAGAGTACAATTGTAGACATAGCTATTTTGGAATAATCTTAGGAATTTCAGAACCAGTATATACAAACAATGAATTAGAAAAGCTCAAGAATGCAACAGTTACATTAAATGGAAAACAAGTACCATATTATAAGGCAACTCAAAGACAAAGACAATTTGAAAGTGATATAAGAAATACAAAACGAAGTATACAAACATTAGATAAAGCAGGTATAGATTCATCAAGCCAAAGAAGTAAATTAAGACAATTGCAAATGAAACAAACAGCATTTTGCAAAGAGACAGGATTACAAAAAGATTATGCGAGAATGAAAATTGCAAAAATTAAGACAAATGAGCAAGCAAAATATAAAGATATAACAGAACAATTTAATACAGTAAAGAAATACAAAGTAAAACAGCAACAATACTACAAAGATACTCAAGGAATTAAATACTTTGTGGATGGAAAAAATGTTTTGCTGGAACCATCAGACAGAGAAAAAGAAGTAGCTAAGATTCTTGGAAAAGCTTATGGAGGGCAAATAAATATAATACCAAGAATAAATAACCCAGCGAACATAAAAACACCAGATTACATTATTAATAACGAAAGATTTGATTTGAAAGAAATTACTGGTACTGGCAAATATGTAATAGAAGGTAATTTAAGAAAAAAGAAAAATCAAGCCAATAATTTTATAATAGATGTAACAAATACTAAAATGGATTTTAAAGAAATAGAAAGGCAAATAAGAAGCATTTATATTTCAAAAAGATTCATGTGGGTTGATAAAATATTTGTTATAAAAGAAAACAAAATAATAAATGCATATAAAAGAAAATAATTGAAGGTCAACTGCGAACCAAATATATGGGGTTCTCAACTGACCTTCAATAATAATATTATTAACTTAATTATACAATAAATTAGGCTAATAATCAATAGTTTATGCAAAAAAATACAATTTATACATTAAATTAGTTATTAACGTTTTAATATATACAAGAAGCTGACGAGCTTCTTTTTTATTGTCTTTTACTTGTTAGACACTAAAGAAACTAAGGTGTGGGAATTACTTTATTACCCAAATAAAAAATGGAGGTTTTATCATGGAAGAAAAAAAAAT